GCCTGAAAAGAAAAAAGAAAGTAAATTGCAGGCATTGAGGGACGAATAATGCCCTTTGCGAATTACATTTACGAATATTTTTCAGGCATTCAGAGCGGGAAATATACGGTCGGCAAATGGGTTCGGCTGATTTATGAAATCATCATAGCGGGGCTTGAACGGGGCGAATATTTCTTCAATGCGAAGAAGGCAAACAAAGCGATCAAGTTTATAGAAAACTTCTGTCACCATTGCGAAGGCCGCGAAGACCTTTTGAAGCTGGAAGTGTGGCAGAAGGCTTGTGTTTCCGTTATCTTCGGGATCGTGGACGCGGACGGCTTGCGCGTCTTCCGTGAAGTGTTTATTGTCATAGGCCGGAAGAACGGCAAGACGCTTTTTGCGTCGGCCATTATCGCATATATGGTTCAACGCGCAACTTGAAGCGTGGTTTGCTGACTATAAGGAAATGAGCGTTGATGAATTCAACGATCTTGTTTCCTATATGGAGAGTTTGGAGCTTTTGGGCGATCAGCAGTACGCCGCACTTGAAGCCTACATGAACGACTTTAAGGCCGACGCGGAAAACGACTTCAACGCATGGTTCGCAACCTTACAAAATGTCCTTGACGAAGACACCGCGGGGCATTTGCTGAACCTGATCCAGAACAACACAGCGCGAATTGAAATGCTGGAAGCCGTGCTTTTCAATGACATTACAACAAACCCGTTCTTGATCCTCTTTGACGATTTGGACGGCGTGACCGCAACGGGCGTTTGGAACGCGGCGTTGCAACGGATCGAATGTTGACGCGGTGCGCCTGCAAGGGCGCGGAATTGTCGTGCATTATCGGAAATATCTTCACGGAGCTTCGCCCGCCGTGCGACATGTGCGGCGGCGAGGCGGTGACAATCCACGGGATCACGCCCACAGGCCACGAAGCAACAATAACTTTGACGGCGGCGGGCTTTGATTTTGAGGGGTGCGCGGAAGATACCGCGCTTTTGCAGAGGATCAGGAAGGCAAGGTGCATTTATGCAGGGACAAGAGAGGGAGCGCAAAGAGCCGTCCGAATTCAATGTGATTGTGAAGGCGAAAGACCTTGTAAAGCATACCTTTACGATCACGAATAGCACGGAGCGTTACCCGAAGAAATACCGTTTTACGCTGGTGAACCGCATACAGGAAAAAGCGGTTGATATTTACGAAATGACGCTTGAAGCGAACGAATTAGATTTGCGGCAAGCGGACGAACACAGACAACGGCAGAGGCTACAAGCAAAGGCGTTGACCTATTGCAAGGAGCTTCTATTTTTTATAGAGCTTTCGCAGGAAATGGGCTTTATTTCTATGAAAAGTTGCGAATATTGGTCGAAACTTGCCCTTGAAGTAAAGTACATGATCGCCGCGTGGAAGAAGCGGGACAAAGCGAGAGCATAAAACCGTTTGGGGAACGCCTTGTAGGTTTTCTTTTCGCCTTCTGCCCGCCCCGCCGCCGAATTCCGGCAACTCGTACAATGTGCGCAATGTCAACACTTCGGGCGCGTTGAACAACAACAACGCGTACAACGGCAACAGGGGCGTGCGTCCGCTTCGGTGGATCACTCGATCGAGTAGGCCACAGGCCGAAAGCAATGTACCACCATCAAAGGAAGGCGTTTCCCGTCCCCATGCTATCCACGGCGGGGACAAATACAGGATTGCCGATACCGGAGCATTGCCCGCGGGTATGGCCGAGGTTATACACGGCAAGGAGATTTTTTAACATGACCGACTTTGAAAAAGTCTATAATTTTGAAAACCTATACCGCGCGTACCGGAAGGCGCGCCGCGGCAAAAGGTGGAAAGGAGCGGCGGCAAAGTTTGAAGTTAATTTGCTGGAAGCCCTGAACCTGTTAAGCGTGCAGTTACAGAGCCACACATACCGGCTTTCACCATACAACACATTCAAGGTTTACGAACCGAAAGAACGGGTTGTAATGTCGAACAGCTACAAAGACAAGGTTGTGCAACATGCGCTTTGTGATAATGTCCTTGAACCGAGGGTGCAAAGCACATTCATAAAAGACAATTACGCTTCACAGGTTGGAAAAGGTACGCACTTCGGCCTTGAACGGCTGGAAGGATTTATGCGGAGGTTTTACCGTGTACGAGGTGTTGACGGGTGGGTATTGAAATGCGATATATCAAAGTATTTCTATAATATCAAGCACGACGCGTTAAAATCCTTAATCCGCAAGTATATTTCCGATCCTGATTGTCTTTGGTTGCTGGATATGATAATAGACAGCACCGAAGGCAATGTAGGAATTCCGATCGGCAACCAGTCTTCACAGCTTTTCGCCCTTCTCTATCTTTCTTCGCTGGATCACATGATAAAAGAGAAGTTAGGCATAAAATTTTATGGCCGATATATGGACGATTTTTATTTGATCCACGAAGACAAAGAATATTTGCGCTATTGCTGGAAGGAGATTGAAAGACATGTAAACGAATTAGGGCTTTCGTTGAATGCGAAGACAAATATTTATCCGTTGAAAAACGGAATTGATTTTTTGGGCTTCCATTCGTATTTGACCGAAAGCGGCGCGGTGATCCGCAAAGTACGCCGGAAGTCAAAGAACAACGCCCGCCGCCGTTTAACCAAAATGCGCGGGTTGCTGGAAGCTGGAAAAATCACGCCGGAAAAGGTGGAGCAATCCTATAAAAGCTGGCGCGGCCACGCGTCGAAGGGGAATTGCTATCACCTGATCCGGAACATGGATCAGCATTACAACAAATTATTCGGGCAGTACGCCGCCGCGGGCAACCGTGGCGGCGTTGCTGTTTCCGAAGAAAAGGAGGAAGGCAAAGAATGGCGAAACAATTAAGCACGCTTGGCGTTGGGACAACCTTTGAAGTGCCTGTAAAGTCGGCTTATCGGTCGTTCTTGGGCGATTATGTCGTTTTCAAAATGGCAGACAAAAACCATGCGGGCTATCCGTCCGGAGCTATTACCCTGATTACCGACAAGATCATAGCGTTGCTTTGTTCCGACGCAAAAGAACCGAGCAATAGCAATTCGGATCGTCGGAATTACGGCAACAACAGGCATATTCATTCCAATATCCTTCAATGGCTGAACAGTAACGCCGCGGCGGGGCAATGGTACAGCGCAAAGCACGCGCAGGACGCGCCGCCGTCAAGCGCGAATGTATGGGAAACTTCGGGCGTAAAGGTAAACCCTTATGACACATGGGCGGGGTTCCTTGCTATGCTTGACGACGATTTTGTAGCGGCGCTTATGACAACCACGCTTACCGTTGCAAAAAACACCGTCACGGACGGCGGGAGCTACGAAACATTCACCGCAAAAATGTTCCTTGCAAGTACAACGGAAGTCGGACTTGCAAACGAAAACGGGATTGCAGAGGGTTCAAAGCTGGCCTTGTTCAGCGACAACACAAGCCGCCTTGCCTATTGTACGCAAGCGGCTATTGACAAAAGCAACTATCCGAGCGATCCGACAACTTCGGCGGCGTGGTATTGGTGGCTTCGCACGCCGCTTTCCGGCTACTCGTGCGATGTGCGCTATGTCAGCACTTCGGGCGCGTTGGGCAACAGCAGCGCGTGCTACGGCCACTGGGGCGTGCGTCCGCTTTGTAATTTGAAATCTGATATTTTGGTATCTGATAACAAAAACAGCCGCGGAAACTATGAATTCCAGTGGAACGCCGCACCGAGTACACTGGACGGAATTTCCGTGCCGGAAAGCTGTTACAGCACGCAAAACATAACCGTGACATGGGGAGCTTCCACCGATCCAGACGGCGACACGATCACCTATGTTCTGGAACGGTCGGTAAACAACGGGAGCTATACACAGGCAACGGCAACAGCCGCCCGCACCTTTACGGAAACCGTTTCGACAAGCTGGAACACGATCAAATACCGCGTGAAGGCGCGGGACACCTACGGGAACGAAAGCGCGTATGTGACTTCTTCCGCGGTTCCAGTAGTTCACAATCAGCCGCCCGCCATTTCCGGACAAAACGCCGATCTTGGAACGAAAAGCGGCGACTTCTCTTACAAATACACCGTGACCGATCCGGACAATGACAAGGTGACAGTGGTTGAAAAGGTGAACGAAACCACCTTGCGGAGCTACACGCCCACGCTTGGAGAAGAAAACACGATGAATGTTGCGGGGCATGACTTCACCGCCCTTTCCAATGGCGCGCACACGATCACAATTACCGCAACGGACACCGTGGGAAATAAAGCGGTGCGCACGCTGACCTTCACAAAGCAGATCAGCGGTTTTGTTATCACACTGGCCGCGCCGCTGGAAGCGGAGGAACAGCCCACGCGCGCAAATGTGAAAGTAACGCGGGAAATTCCAGCGGGCGCAACCTTCAAAGTGGAGGCAACGAACAATCCGTTTGATCCTTCCCCCGCGTGGGAGGATTGCACGAACGCCGTAATTCAAGGCGTGGCACATGTCTTCGAGAACACAATCAACACCGCCGTTAAATTTGGCCTGAATATTCGTGTAACGGTGGAGCGCGGCGACGCTATTTCCGCGTGTTGGGTATCTTCGATCGGGGGGAATTTTGAATGAGCGTAACATACAGACCGGACAAGCCGAACGAAACCGCAGAATTGAAGAAGGAAGTTGAAACCGTGAAGGC